GTCAATAACATCTGATCCCTGATGACCAGACCACTGGTAGGGAATGGAATCTCCTGAAGTGATAGTAGGCGCAGTAGTGGCATCAACTGCTGCTATCAACTCGTTGTGTGTTGCTTCCATATGCTTGATAGAGCCACGCTTGTCAGATGGAAGACCGTCATCCCTGTCTGGTCCCATGATGGTAACAACAGCTGCGTTAGCACCATTGATGTACTTGTAGATACCTAACCCACTGGGTACAAAAACACTGTCTCTCCATCTCATGGCACCCTTACCAGCATCGGGATGGAATGGTAGAAACAACTGGGTTTCTACGAACTTGGCATTGGCAGCATCATGGGCAAACAAGCCCTTCTTGGTACTGACATATATGATTGGTTCCCCACCTGCATCCCTGGCAACGAACATACCTGTAACATATCCATCAGGTAGAGGAATCTTGGCATCATTAGTTTCTGATCCAGCGGTAAACGACCACCATAACTGTCCTGTGTGATCTATTCCCCACAGCCTGTCATCCCATACAGTAAGAAATTTAGAATCAGTCGCATCATTTGTCCAGCTGGAGCCGTTGGAAGAATATGAATATCCTGATCCGTTACTATCGTAGTGAGCAAACACCAGATACGTGGTGCCGTTGGTAGCTGTCCATGTAATCGTGTCGGTTACCTTGTCTGGAATGCTTGCACTTACCTCTGATCCCCATGTATCAGATGTATTGTTGTACTTGTACAGCTTGGGATTCTCAGATGCGGTGCCGTTCCATACCGCATATACCTCATCACTGAGTTCTCCTATTGCTCCTACTTGGTTGGCACCAAGCCCATGAGATACTGCTGCTGTCTGTGTGACAAGTCCACCCATAACAAGATGGTTCTTATATCTAAGTTGGCATGTAGACCACCATGCTCTACCTACATCTCCAGAGCCTTCCATTCGGTTAACCCCGATTCCACCTTGGAAGTTAGACCAAGCAATGATAGAAGTTCTTGTCTGGGAATCCTTGGTAGTATCACCAATGATGATCTTGCCCGGATAGATAGATGCAAGGGAACTTTGAACAGGGGCTACCAGAGGATAGTAAACACCATTAAGGGATATCTCGTTGTCAGTGGTGACCTTCGCAGCCATTATTCCACCAGTCTAACATCAGTCAGTAACGGAATCTGTCTCTTAGCCTGTTGACTCATGCCCATCCAGAATCCTGCCATGTTGTTCTTGTTGTCAGGATCGGTGTTGGGACCACCAGATGCAGATGCGAATGCAAGAGCAGTAGCCCTAGCTATAAGGTACTGTTCATCCAGTTCAGATGTATCTGTGTCAGCCGTGAGTAATGCAGGCTTGTCACCCCCTACAATCTTTAGGAGATTGTATCGGGCAATACCATGATAGTAGTTATCAAAGACAATATCCTTTTCCTGCTTATCTATCTTCCATAGATTTCTGGGTACTTTTATCCATTCGGCTGAGTCATTGGCGACAACACTGATATCGTCCAGCCAGACCGTACAGGCTCCTAAATCAGCATCGTACTCCAAACCTACAGAAATGATCGCTGTGTCGTCCTCTGGGTTAGACAGAGCCACTCTACAGAACGTCCATGTGTCTGCTGATAGGGCAGGTACGGACAGAGTTTCGGTAGGTGTGGCACAGCTGGCTGTATCATCCAGTAATATCTTCAGGTTACCAGCAGATGTAGCCACGCTACTTCTCACCCAGAACTCTATGTAATCGTACTGGCTAATGTCCTTACTGGTAATGGAGTCAGTTGCAATATCCCCGGCACTGGCACCAACTGCAATAACAATCCTGTTACTGGCAGTACCCTGCTTCTTCATCTTGGTATCTGCCGTGATAGTGAAGTCGGAATCAACAGTTTCATCCATGGCACTATTGCAGGACAGGAGCCGTGCGGAATCTACACTGGTGCGGTAGTAGATGTTCTGGATCATGGAGATACCAGAGGGTATGTCGAACCTCTGGGTATTACCGTCAGAGTGTAAGGCTAGGCTCTCTACAGGATCATACGCATGACCAGTAGCATCCAGTATGGATTGATTAATGAAATCTTCCACCCTTAGAGGTGGATAGATATCATCCCATAGTTCGTATGTATCACTGGTAGCTGTAGCATTGGCAAATGCAGGGGATACCGTGAGAGTTGTAGAACTAGATGTATAGTCAGAAACCCTGCTGATCTCTACCGTAGAGGCAGAGGCATCATTAAAGACTACCCACTTACCTATATGGTTATCATCCCCACCGACAAGAGTATTGTCTACCAGTGTGGTTGTAGACCCATTTCCACTGGCAGAAGAAACATATGTCGCACCAAGGTTATAACCAATCGACTGACGTAACTGCGCCCTTGTGCGCCCCTGTACTATAGCCATCGGTTACCACCTCTTAGTACTTTTTCTTTTTCTTACGAGTCATAGGTTTGCCAGTTTTCTTGGCATAACTCTTGGCAGCAGCCTTGCCTTTCTTAGTATAGGCGAACTTTTTACTTCCCACCTTTCTTTTGCTCCTCTTCCAGTTCTGCAATCTTCGTATCTCTTTCAGAGATTACCCTAGACAGGGTTGCAAGCTGAAGTTCCAGATTAGTTACCTGATTCACCTTCTGCTGTAATACTGCCCTGATATCCTCATCGGTGATCTCAATCTGTGTACCTGTGGTCATGGATGTCCTCCTTACCGTAGACCTTTGTAATATATTTTACCGTTACTGCTTTCTTTACGCTTGTTTCTATTGACCCTGATCTGATCCAGAATCTTGCCAATCTCTTTGCGTTGTTCAACAGTGGGGGCTGGTTTGCTGTGCCTCATCCGCACATCAATCAGCCAGCTTTCAAATGCATTGCCCACCATCTCTTCAATGTGGGCTTTGGAAGTTTCCTCATCTACCAGAACACGGAACTCATGCTTACGGTCAGTGACTTCATCATGTACCCGAAATCGGTACTCGTATATCAGACCACCTGTCTCGTAGTTGTGCCCCACCGGGACAACCCTGCTATGGGTTACTCCCGGTGGAGTCCAGAGCTCTGTCTCTTGCGAAGTAGCTACCATTAGCTTCTAATGTTTAACATTACCCACTGGTAATCAGTAGCTACAGCTGCGATACCCATTGAATGACCAAGGTTAACAAGGTCAGATTCGTCTGAATAGTCAGTTCGTTCTACTGTACCGTCTTCGTCTTGCTGCGAGATAGCAATACCATCACCTACGATACCAACCTGTGCCCCCATAAGGACAGCAGCTGGTCCAGCAGTCTGTACCCAACAGAAGTAATCTGCTGTTACAGGTGCAGTGGTTACACCGACAACTCCTGTAGTTGGAGTACCGTTACCGTCAACAATATGTATGTCCTTGTAAGGACTGTACATTACCCCAAATAGAGAAGATGTTGTTAATGCGGTTACAAGTCCATCTGGCTCATCAATAGTAATCGAAAGTCCAGCTGCGCTGGATACAGCAGTATTGGACTTAATCCTGTATATCTCACCTTCGGCAGGACCATCATTGAAATATACATATGCGTCTTTGTACTGGTCTTTAGTTACAGTAAGAGAAGTAGTGGTAGTAAACGAGGTTGCTCCTGCGGATGCAGCAGCAGATACCAAGTCCATGTCATGTGCTGCTACAGCAGCTATACCATTTACTACGTTACCGCCACGTGCAATAGCAGTATTACTGGCTTCAGCATAGTAGAACACTCTACCATCTGGAGTGGTTGCCCTCGTACCTAGCTTATGCCTCTGGTCAGAAGTCTCTCGCTTCTCCATTCCATAGGCTAAATTTACCGATAATGGGAATGCCATGTCTGAACCTCCTTAAAGGTCACTTGTTTGAGCAGGCTCTAAGTCCTGCGTTCCCTGATGCGTCTTCATATGAACACGCAACCTTGATAGTGCCCCGGCTTTGGTCAGTGCATGAACCTTTTCACCACAGTCCTGACAGACCACAAATTCCTCTGGCTCTGCCTTCTCTGGTTCTGTAGAAACCTCGACATTAACCTTCCGTGCAACACACCACCTGCATTCACAGGTATCGCTAGGCAGGTAAGGGAACATTCCCAACCTAGACTTTTTCAACACATAATCAGGGCTTCCCGGTACACCCTTTATAGCAGAGCCTACCGGGAAAACCTCGTTTCCTTGTATATCCAGACCGGGAGCATGGCGATACAGGGTTGTCTTGGGTTGCCACTCATCGACATACTCCCAAGAGAATCCCTGCGCCACCAACTCCTGACGCATCCTCTGTCTATCACTCAGATTAACCATCTAGTCCTCCTATTGGTGTACACCAATACTAGATTAGGCACTGGTAGAAGGAGCAGCTGCATCATATGTAAGCGGTGCTCCCCTACTGTCATCAAGTTCAAATACTCCATAGTCAGCAGTCATTACCAACTCAGTTGCCCGAAGAGACGCATCTCTCTGTCTCTCTGTTCTGGTGTCTACAGACTTGAGAACAGCAAGGGCTGACTTGTCAGCTATAACACCAACAGCATCATCACTGGAGTCAACTGAAAGATTTCCGTCTTCAAAGATGGGAACTCCATTAAGTGGTCGTAACCCACTGAAGAAGTTTCCAAGTAAATCTTCAGACCATCCAGCAGGAACAGGATATGTCGAAGATGCTGTCACCGCAGTGTTAGCTATATCGAATACCGCATTCGGGTGTTGGAGTATGTAGGTCTGTGATCCAAACTTGTTAGCCTTGGTGTAGGCAATTGCTCCAGCTACATTAGCTAAACTCATTGTTGCAGCTGCAGCACCAAGTGTAGTGCCACCATTAAGACCAGAGTACAGAGCGTGTACATCTGTATCTTTCTTTCGTGCCATACCGTCACCAAGCTGACGACCAACAATGCTCATAACATTATCAGCTGCCTGCCTGACTAGCTTGTCAGTAAGGATGACCTTGGCTCCAACCTCTGATGCCGTGAGGTCAACAGTAGTCATGCCAATATCTTCCTCATCTATGATGTCCTGACCGTCAGTGAGATCACTCATGGTCATCTGACCGACCTTGGGTACGGTCACCTGCTTTGACCCTTTGGGCAAAGAGAACGACTCTATAAGAGCCATTGCAGGAGCGTTATGCTCCTCTGTGTACCTCGCAGCTGCGAGGATGATTCTCTGGGCATTTTCTAGATTCCCAGTTGTTGCTGTCTGAGCCATAAGTTACCCCCTTGGCTTACTAGATACCTAATACTCTTTTAGCAGCAGCCACCGCATTTGGTGATCTGTCTCCAGCATTATAGCGATCTAACCAGTTTCCGTCACTAGATGCTACTTCAGGTGCGCCCTGAGAATTATCGAATTGTTGGGCTGGCACCTGTGCTTTTCTTAATGTGGCAAGTTCATTTTCCATCTTAC